CTCGGCCAGGCCGTTGCGGACCTCGACATTGAGGAGCCTGGCGGCCGTCCCGGCCTTGAGCAGCAAGGGGTCGAGCAGGTCGTTGACCCCGCCCTGCACGGTCTGGAAGGCTTCAGCCTGTGTGCGGGCGTCGGCCATTACGGGACCTCGTCGGTGAAGGACATGATCCAACCGTCCTGGACAGTCAGGGTGACAACCTGGCCGGGGGTTGTGCTCTGGAATTCGATGTCGCCGGTGAAGCGCCCCGCCGGGAACTTGCCGTCGACATAGGCCTCGGCAGCGAGCCCGACAACGGCCGCGGAGGCCGCGCCGTCGGCGTAGACCTTCGTCGCATAGGGCCCCAGGGCGGAGGACAGCTGGGAGGACGTGACCGCCGCGGCGGCCTGGGACTGGGCGGCGTCGGCGGCGGACTGGGCGGCGTCGGCGGCGGCCTGGGCGGCGTCGGCGGCCCGGAGCGCCGTGCCGGCCCCGGCGACCGCCCCGTTCGCCGTAGACTGGGCGGCGCTGGCCGCGGACTTGGCCTCCCCGACCAGCTCGGCCAACTCCTCGGACAGCGCGGAAAGCTCTTCCCCGGACAGTTGGGAAAAGAACTGCCCCCGGAGAAGAGCAAGCTGGGATGCGGAGAGGATGAGGGCCACGGCGCCCTCCTACGTCTTGATGATGGTTTTGCCGGTCACCAGGGTCGTACCGTCGTAATACGGCGAGCTCAGCGCCTTGAGGACGAAGTTGTCTCCGTCGTTAGACAACGCATAGGTCGGGTTCGCGACGAGCCAGTCCGTCAGATCGGGGTAGGCCGCGCAGGAATGTGGGGTCGTGCCGTCCATGTCGAGCCATCCGTCAGGGATGTCGACGCCGGAGAACCCGATCGTGGAGCCGGTCGCCAGCGACGAATCGTTGACGATGTTCGAAGTCGAGTCGGTCAGGGCGAAATACTTGAAATGGAGGAGATCGCCGTCTTCGGGAGTGAAGGCCAGGTACACCTTATTGCCGGAAATGGCGAAGTCGTAGGGCTGCCGCTGCACGCCGGAGTTCAGGATCAGCGTTGCCTGGGAGCGCGTGTAGGGGACGTAGTCGAGCAGGATGTAGCCGACGGCTTTGTACTGGGCCCCCGTCAAGTACTTCTCGGCCCAGAACGCCCGGGTGCCATCCATCTCGATGATGTTCTGCGAGATGTTGATGGTGCTGGGGGCCTCGGGGCAGCAGGTATGGATGCCTCTCATGTCAATTCTCCTTTCAGGCCCTTCGGCCATCTTGTTCTCCGAAAATCCCAGCCCCGGGGCCCCTTGCGGGGCCCAGGACAGGGCCAACCCCGGGGAGAACGCCAGGATTGAGAGGAACTTACTGCATCTGGAGCAGGTCGAGCCAGACGTACACGACGCCCTGGGTGGCCGTCGAGCCGGTGATCGTCAATGTGACCTTCTCGGTCGCGTTGGCGGTCTGGATCGGAGCCTTCAGGGACAGCACCGTATTCGTGACGCCGTCGGGCGTGACGTAGCTCGCGGACGCCTGGTTGAGCGCCTTGAACCCGGTCGACTGCAGGGTTGTCCCCGCGGTCAACAGGTCGTTCGCACTCACGATGTGCAGGGCGTTCGTGGCCGTAGCCGGCGAGATCGCCGTCACGACCTGGGCGTACCCGCCGAGCACGGCACAATTAGCAGGCAGCGCAGGGCCGATTTCGATGGCCCCCGTTCCGCCGTCGACTGCGGCGTCATACTTGGCCAACACGTAACCGCGCCGGTTGCTCTGGTCGGGGAGCTTACTCTGATCCTCAACGATCGTGGCAACCCGCTCGGCGGCCGCAACCTCAGAGAGAGTATTGACCGTAAACGTGGTGCCGTCGGCGTTGGTAACCGTGACAGCGGACGCCGAGGCCACAAGGCCGATGACGAGCGCCGCGATGGTGAACTGAATGAGCTTTTTCATTATGTCTTTCCTTTGAAGGTGCTCCGGGGGACCGGATTGGCCGGTCCCCCGGATCAGGTTATTGTAGGGTCACCGTGGCGGCCGCGGCGGTCCACTTCGAGTGGTCCGCGAGGTCGGCTTCGCTCGCCCACTCCGTGTCACCGAAACCGATGACATAGGTGGGGGCGGCGGCATCGCTGGCGATGAAGCCCAGGACGCCCGTGGTCGTGTTGAAGTCCGACCCGCTCTTGACCAGGACCGACTGCCCGATCGCCCCGCCCAGCACGCTGGCCAAGGTGACCGTGACGGTCTTGTTCGTGGCGTCGACATCAGTATCGGCGGCGTCAGCGGCCAACTTGATGGCGCCCGTGCCGGCGGCGGCGTCGAGCTTGCTCACCGAAGCCCAGGTCTGCGGGCAGCGGCGATAGGCAAACGCCATCGCGCGGGTGCTGTACCGCAGGGGTTTCGGGAACGCGGCCATGCGCATGGCGTGGTAGCCCACCTCGCGATACGGGTTCGCATCGCTCTGATAGTTTATCCACATCCAGTCGCCGCTGAAGCCCGGCGCGGGACCGAAGGAGGTTCCGCCCGACAGGCTGTCCAGCTTCGGGGGGATCCGAATCCGGTACACGTCGTTGAGGAACACCACGGCCACGGCGATTTCCGCGAGCAGGTACTCGGGGTTCGCTTCGGGCAGCTTGCCGATCGTGATGCTGCGGCCTTCGCGCATCGGGAGGACGCGGCGGAACCACAGCTTGCCATCCGGGCCAACCTTCCAATAGCGGAAGCGCATCTGGCGGTTGTCGTGGATCATGCCCCAGCCGCGCAGGTTCTTGAAGGTCTGCGTGTAGTTGGCGAAGAGCATTTCGGGCTTGGCCTCGCGCATGTCCGCGCGGGTGTCGGGGTCGTCGCGCAGCATCTTGTCGAAGTCCGACATGTGCAGCATCAACCCGAAGATAGGCAGTCCGCCCTCCTTCGAGATCGCGGCGCCGGGACATTCGCTGTCGAGCCACATGTGGAAGAGGTCCAGGAAGCTCATGTTGAGCGTGGACACCTTGACGCCCGCGTCGATCTTCAGGACCGTGACCTTCTCGTCGGCGCCGAACGGACCGCCGCTGTAGGTGTAGGTCTCGAAGGGGTCGTACGTGAACTTCGGGGAGCCTTCCAGGGTCAGCCCGGCGGAGAGCACGAAGAGGTTCGAGGCGTCGGCCGCGAACTTCATGTAGGTCTCGCGTGAGTAGACTTCCCACGCCTGGGACGTGATCATCACGCCCATGGAGTAGATGTAGCCGATCTGGCGCTTGGCTTCCTCGGTCCACATGGCGTCGCGCACGCAGGTGACGGGGGACCGCCACTCGGTGCTCAGGCCGGTGTATTCCTTGGACTCCACGCTGAAGCCGTAGGTCTGCGGGTCGTGGATCGTACAGGCGTTGTATCCGCCGTCCGCGCCACTGCCGACTTCGGAAATCTGAATGGCCTTCCATTCGGAGATTCCGGCTTGCGGGCCGAGGCCAGGATGCCAGATGTTCGTTTTCTGTGCGAGGCCGCTGAAGAGAGGATACATTTCGCGGGCAATACGATCGCGGAACACCATCGGGTGTTCTCGATCATAGCGTTCCAGGAACGGGTCGAACCGCTCCTGCAGGTCAATGAGCCTTTGCTCAAAATTACTGACCTTAAACTGGTCGCCGGGTTTGAAGGACATTGCTGTCTCCTTAAATGATGGGGTTTTCGGTCTTTGCGATTACACACCGTGCGCAATCGCGCTCGGCCTGGTGCAGAGCCAAACTAATTAGCCACCATTCCCGCTGTCCGGGCGTCGGAGGGGAGGCACCCTCTTACAAATGTCCTCTTATGGTGAACATTCGACCATAGATGTCCAAAATTGTCAAGCCGTCTTTTTGACTTTTTTCAGGAGGTCCCGGATCCGCGGGGTGCAGATGTCCTGCAGCTCCTTGGGGATGTCGTTCCAATGGGGTACCCGGTTCTTCTTTGTGACGTTGTCCTTGCCCCAAAGAGGGACCAGGTTTTTAAGATTCCACGCCACCCGACAGTCTTCCTCGCTATCAAAATTAAAAACGAGCTCGCCGTCAACCCGACCAAGCAGGGGGATAATGTGGTCAACATTCCACCGCCGCGGCCCGCCGAACAAATACTTCCCGTAATTGTCCCAGCTCATACCTGGCAGAAAACGGAGCTCGAGATGGGACGCCAGCTCCGCTACGCTCGATCCCCGCGCCAGCGAAAACCGAATCTTCTTACTGGCCCCTACCGCTTTTAGGGCCTGCTCCAAGCGCTTCCTGTGGGTGATAACAAGCCTGAATAGCGGGTCTGTCCCACGCCGTTTTTTCGTATAGGCCGCGACCCGCTTCCTGCCTTTTACGCTGCTCGCTCTCGCCCGCCACAGCTCTCGAGCTCGCTCTGGGTTGTTCTTTTCCCAACGCCTCGACCGAGCCAGGGATACTTCCTTCGTTCGCTCATAATAAGAATGCACCCTCTTCGCCTGTGTCTGCCTCCACTCGGCGCTGTGTTTATATTTGGTGTGGTATCTGTGAGTGTTCTCCACCTTTTTACAATCTCTACAGCGCGCCATAAGCCCGCTTTTTACAGTCTTCAACCGATAAAAATACTCGGTAGTAGCCGGCTTCTCTTCCCCGCACTTCGTGCAAATCTTCGTGTCCATGTCCGCTTCCTCTACCAACCAAGAACATCGAGCGGCAACCCAGAGGTTGGGAAATCAGGCTGTCCCGCGTGGATCAGACGCGGTTAGCCGCTCGAATTATCTGGCCCAAGACTACGCCTTGGGCCGCAGGCCGTCAACCCCCTATTTCAGGAAGTCCTCGACGACGTCGACGATGTCCAGCCCGTTGTCCGGCAGCTTGGCCTGGCGGGGGGCCGGCGGCTGGTCGGAGGGCGCCAGCTGTCCCAAGCGGGGCCGCTGGCCGATGACCTGCTCGAACTCGGCCTCCACCGCCTTGAGCCGGTTGTACTGCTCGACATAGCGGCGGCGCAAGTCGGGGGCCGTCAGGCCCTCGGCGACGTAGGGCGCCAGCTTCTCGGGGTCCATCGTCAGCAGCAGGCCCTTGAGCGTCTGCTTGCGCTCGGCAACGGCGGCATTCCAGTCCTCGTTGTCCTTGACCTCCCGGTAGTACGGGGAGCCCAGGGCCACGGCGTCGGCAATGGCCTTCTCCGTGATGGAGTCAACCCGGCCGGCCATCGCGGCAATTCTCGCCCGCGACTCGGCTTCGTCGATCGCCGCGGCCGTCTCCTTGGCCTTGTCCAGCGCGACCGCGCGTTCCTGGGACACCTCGTCGAACTGGTTCAGGTAGGCCAGAAGCGTGCCCTTCAGGGAGGGCGCGGCCTCGTCGATCGCGTACTCGCGCGCCGACGGCTTGGTCTCGGCCACCAGGGCCCGGATGAGCTTCACGGCCTCGGCCTGGTCCACGCCCTCGGTGACCAGGGTCTGGACCATGCGCTGGCCCAGCTGGTTCATGCGGTCGTCGTAGCGCTTCCTGAACTCGGGGCTGCGCGTCAGGTCGATCTTGGCGATCTCGGCGTTTAGCTTGGCGAGCTCCTCTTCCTTGGCCTCGAGCTGCTGCTTCAGGGTGGCGACCTGCTCGGCGTCCTGGGCCTTGGAGGACAGCTCGTTGACCTTGGCGTTCAACTCCTGCAGCCGCTGGCGGGCCTCCTTGTGGGCGGCGCGCTCCTTGGCAAAGGCCTCGCGCTGCTTTTTCTCAGGCAGCCGCTCGATGTCCTCGTCCTTCAACAGGTCGGCCGGCATCCCGGACTCGTCCTTCTTGGGGGCGGCGGCAGCCAGGAAGTCCGGGGACAGCGGGTCCACGGGCTCCGCCGGCTTGGCGGGCTCCGCCGGCTTGACCGGCGGCTTGGCGGGCTTTGGTGCCGGGGCCGCCAGGTCTCCGGGTTCCAGGCCGGTCTTAGGGGCCGCCGGGGCCGGCTTGGCGGGGGGCGTCTCCTTGTCCAGGGCCGACAGCACGGAATCCGCGATGTCGCCTTCGAGCTCCGCCTCGATCACGGGCGGCTTCACTTCTTGTTCGGTGGGGTTCATGTCGTTCTCCTTGCGGGTTTCTTCTTATAGCTTTCGAGCTCCTCTTCCGAGTAGCCGTACATCTCGCGCAGCAGGCGGCGCTCCTCTTCGCTGATGGATCCGTCGGCCTGGGCCAGCATGCGCAGCGCCTCGCTGCGGTTGTTGGCCATGACGACGACGTTGCGCAGCAGTTTGGCCATCCAGGTGGCCCCGCCCACGAAGGCGCCGTACGACGCCTGGACGTGCTGGGGCTGGTCCCACGGAAACATCTCCCCGCGGATGGAATTGACGGCGAGCTCCAGCAGCCTCTCGCCCCCGTTCGCCATGTATTTTGCGTGGGCATCCGCCACTCCGGGCGCGGTCCTCACGAAATCCAGCAGTTCATGCCGCAACTGCGGCTTCTTGTTTTCACTCATCTCGTTCTCCTGGTTGTTCTCCCCGGGGCCTTAATCCGCCCGCTTGTAGTCGGCCAAGTCGGCTTTGCGCCGCGCGACCTCCTCCTCGAGCGCCATCTTGCGTTCCGCCATTTCGCGGTCCAGCTGGCTGCGCATCTCGGCGCCCCAGCGCTTGATCTCGTTCTGGGCAGCGGTCTTCGCGGCCCTGACGGCGTTGAGCGACTCCTGCTTCATGGCTTCGAGCTGGGCCTTGAGCTCCACCTCGCGCAGCTTCACGGCGGTTTCTCCGTTCATGCGGTTCTCCAGTTCCTGCATGACCTGCTGCTGGCGCTCCATCTCGAGGCGCTGGCGCTGGTCGGCGTTCTGCTGGGCTTCCTTCTCGACGCGGCGGTAGAACACCACGAGCTCCTTGAGCATGTTGGAGGCACGCCGGACAAAGTCCTTGCGGCTTTCGTCGGCGGCCAGGAACCGGATGTGCTCCTCGCAATTCGGCAGCGCCGCAGAGAACGTCCGCAGGATGGCCTCTGGGTCGGCCGGCTTGCCCTCCTGGGGCTGGTCGTAGGACTGCACCATGCCGCCCAGCAGCTCGAAGTGGATCGCCAGATGGGCGGTGTGCAGCTGATCGCTGCCGGCCGGCACGTAGGCGCCCTCGCGGAAGTCGTTGTTCTCGAGGGTAGCGATGGACTTCTCGTTTGTCGGGATCTGGTCGCGGGTGCCCAGCGGGAAGACGTTGTCGACGTTCTTGTAGCCGATGAGGGCCGACACGAACTGGCGCTCGACGTACCTGCGGCCAGCCTCGTCCATCGATCCGCGCAGTCCCATGAGCTTGCCCCACGTAGTCTCGCGGGCCTCGGGGCTGCCGCCGCCGATTGCGCGGTTGACCTCAACGACCAGGGCGTCCTCGAACTTGTCGAAGAGGATCTCGGGGACGTTGCGGCGCAGGCAGCGCTCGCGGAACGCCTTGGCCTCTTTGGCCCCGGGCAGCTTCTCTGACTTCTTGGACAATATCACGGCGCGGCGGAAAATCTCGCGGTGCAGGTTGGTCCACATCATGTACTCAAAGTTGGCGGCGTTGGCTTCGATGCGGAACTCCCGCCGGCGCTCGGAAATGACTTCCTCGGTCGAGCGGGTGCCCCGCGCGCTGACTTCCATCTGCTCGGGGTTCATCCGCGTCATGCCGACGTTGTTGGAGTAGACGCCGCGGACCGCCATGCGCAGGTCGAGCAACCGCTCGATGGGCGGCGCGAACGCGGAGTTGATGGCCTGGAGCCCCGGCGGAATCAGCGTCGTTGGCCCGATGCGGACCACGGACAGCTCGTCGGCGTCCCAGCCCTGTTGCGCCTGCAGCACGAGCCCGCCGGACAGCATGCCCCCGTCGAGCGCGGTGTTGAGCATGCGGTTGGAAATCTCGCAGTACGGCGCCAGGTCGTGGCCCAGGCCGTCGACAGATCCAATCGTCCCCTCGGAATAGTTGAACGGGTTGAGCCAGATCGCCTGGCTCATCTTCTCGAACTGCTCGAGCTTCTTGAAAATGAAATCCTCGGGCTGACAGGTACCCATGGCGGGGTCAATATCAATGTAGTGGCTGACCTCGGGGCCCGTCACGGATTTGATGAGGTAGCGGACGACAGGGATGCTCTCGAGCTCGAAGACGGCGACCTCCGCCGGGCGGCTGGCCCGCCAGGCTTCGAAGGCGGCCCACTGCCCAATGACATCGTCCCGCACGGACGGGGGCTCGGTCGTGGCGTTGGAGTCGGTCGTCGCCTTGTAGAACTGCAGGACGACCGCGCGCAGCTCCTCGACGTTCCAACCCGCCATCTTGGCGGCCTCGGCGTTCTCGGGCTCGAGCTTGGGGAGGATGTCCTGAAGCAGCAGGGTGTCGCGGATGACGCAGCACGGAATGGAGTCGGCCAGGGGCGGGAACTTGGGGTCAGTGAAAAAGCTGTACTTGGGCATGCGCACGGGGCGCCAGTCCCATTCGTCCGGCCAGCAGGCCACGCCGAGGCCCAGCTTGATGCGGTCGCGGCTTACCTGGTCGAGCAGGAGGTAGTTCTCCGGCCAGTCGACGTTGAGCATGTGGGTGTACTCTTCGGCGATGATCTCGCCGTACTGCGCCAGGGGGTTGGGCGACCGGTACTCCTGGTACTCGGGGCGCACGGTCACCTTGATGCGGTTGCCGACCTCCATGTGCAGGTCGTAGGCGGTGTCGGCGCGGTGGTTGACGATGCCCTTCATCTCGCGCAGGTTCAGGTTGGCGCGCCAGCCCTGGCCAAGGCCGCGCAGCTCGGCGTCGTCGTAGGGCGCCACGCCGCGATGCAGCGCCATGACGCGCGCGTCCGCGCGGTGCACGTCGATCAGCGCCTGGCGGTAGCGCTGGTAGATCTGCCGCGCGACCTCAGGGTTGCCCAGGCGGTCGCGGACGGCGCGCGCCTCGTGGTCGACCGTCATGATGGCTTCCTGCTTGCGGGCGCCGGGGGGAGGGGAGACATCGACTACTTCGGCCTGTTTCATTTCTCGGTCTCCTTGGCGGGGATGTGCGCCGGCGTCCCGTGCAGCCAGCAATTCTCGGGATAGGTGTGGCGCGACAACTCGTTCAGTGTGGACTGCTGCACCCAGACCTTCGCCCTGAGCAGGCATTTGCATACCCGGCAGGTATCGAGCGCGGCATCAACCGACGTCTTCTTCCCGGCCCGCACGAACCACCCGAACAGGTCGAAGAATTCGTTGCCGGGGCAGCTTGTGCAGATGCCGTGGAGGTTCGACGGGCAGTTTGCGCAGATGGCCGCGCGCCGCTCGGCCTCCGCCTGCTCGACGAAGAAGTCCTTGCGGTTGAACAACCGCCCGACGATGAGACGGGTGGCGTCCTTTATCATTCGCACGGACAGATACGGGACCGCGGGCTCGTCGGGGCCGCCGACACAGAACCCCTTGGGCAGCCGCTGGCAGATGAAGTGCTCGATCCGCGCACGCATCTCCGGGTCGCCCGGCCACTCCAGCTTCTTGTCGGCGTACCACCGCTTGAGCTGCTGCATGAGCCCGATCTGCATCGGGGACTGAAACCGGAAGGTTTCGCCCTCGTGCTCGATCTCGTAGATCCAGCCGATCGGCGGAACCGTTCCGGCGTGCATGAACCTGGCTCTCTGCGGCTCGGTCATTTCATGATCTCCGAAGCGGCCCCGGCGAAATCCTCGCCCAGGGCCAGAGCGTCCTTGACACCCTTCTCAACATCCTTCATCGAAGGATCCGGCGGAAGAACCTCCCCCACGACCTCGACCCGCTTGTAAGGGTTCTTCATGCGGGGAGGCACGCCGTGATCGTGCGAGAAAACCCACTCGGCCTCCTCGCGGCTATCGAAGAGCTTCGTCGACACCCAGCCGGTGCCGCGCACCTGGAACTTCTCGACAAGGTGCCCCGCCGCCGCGGCCGTCACGGGGACGATCTTCAGATCGTCGCCGGAGAACGGGCACAGCTTGCGGGGCTCCTTGAAGCCCAACTCGACTACCTTACTGGTCTTCTTGGGGCGGGGCATCTTCGCTCTCCGGCTGTTCCGGCTTGGCCACCTGGAACATCTGCGGGTTCATGATCATGGTCAGGGCGTCGTTGGTCCACATCCCGGCTTCGCGCAGCTTGATCATGGTCTGCTCGAAGTTGCGTCCCACTGCCGGCATCCGCTCGACGTACGGCGCGTAGAGCTCGCCGACGGCGTTATAGGCGGCCTCCAGGGCCTGGATGAACGCCTGGGCGCCCTGGGGCAGCTCTTGCTCGGTCGGGGGTTTCGGGGTGAAGTCTGGCTTGATCTGGTCGTCACTCATGGTTGTTCTCCTATACCGCGGCCGTTTTGTACGCCCTGGCGTCCAGGTCGTACCTCTGGGCCAGCCGCCTGAACCCAGACGGTCCCCCGGGACGACGGCCCCAGGGTCCCGCATATTTGTTCGAAATCGTATCGGCCCCCGCCTGCATATTCAAGACAAATCGTACGACGCCGATCGCGATGGACAGGGCGTCCTGCTCGTCGGGGGATTCGCCGGCCTTGAGCTCGTTGCCCTCGCGGGTCGACTTCTTCTTGGACAGCAGTCGGCGCAGCACGCCGACGCGCTCCAGCAGGCGCCCGCAGAGCTGCTCCATGGCGACGAGCGGCACGTTGCGCAACTGGCCCGCGCGGACGAAGGCGGCGACGGCGGCCCACAGCTCGGTCGACTGGTTCTTGAAGCGGTCCGACGCCTTGCGCACGTCGCCCTTGGACAACGGCATGTCCGAGGCCGCAGCGTTGGACACAAACCGGCGAACCGTCATGAAATGCTTAGACTGCAAATAGTCGGCCACGCTCTGGGTCGCGCTGTCGTCCACGCCGATCAGCTCGGGCTTGACGCCCAGCTCCTCGGCGTACTCCTTGATGGCGTCGCCCACCTGGTCCGTGACGGGGATGGCCGAGGACGCGTCGATCCTGGCGTACCGGGGCTCCAGGCACGACAACTTGACCTGATTGTTCTTGTCGATGCCGATTTCGAGGGCCTGCATGACGGCCCGGTTCCCGCCTTCGGAGAACGCGGGGTCGCAGCCAAGCACGGTAACCGAGGGAGCGCCCATCCACGTGACGTCCTCCGTGGAGCCGCTGCGCAGCACCTCGGCCATCGACAGCAGGGTTTGCTTTTTGCCCTGGGCGGGAGGGAACCCCCGCACCATGGTCCAGAACTCGGGGTCGTCCTCGTTGCCGCCGACGTCCTTGCGGATGTCGTCGAGTTTCTCCTTGGTCAGCAGAAACGTGAGCTTCTTCTCGGGGTAAAGGATTGCCGGGCTTCTGAGACCGTCATGTCGCCTGATCTTTCCGTAAGGGCTACGCCATTCATGTGTGGTTTCAGGATCGATGGCGGCAAAGCCGCCCGGCAAAATAGGCTTGGAATACTGGGCCGCGAGATCCGTGAAGCTGTCGGGGTTGCAGAGCCCGACGAGCTTGAAGTCCTTGGCGCCGATGGATAGGTTGGTGCGTACCCGCATGGCGGCCGGGCGCATCTGGGACAGCTCGTCGAGGATCAGGCGGACGTAGGGCAAGTGGGCGCCGGTGAGCTTCGTGCGGGCCTCCTGCTCGGTGCCTTCGGCCACAGCGACGCCGCGGATCGACGCCTTGTCGGTGGCAGCGCCCAGCTCGTCGTCCTCATCGAGGATGATGGCGTTGTCGGTCTTGCGCAGCTTGCCGGGCATTTCGAACTGCGAGAAGTGCTTGATGTAATGGAAATACCGCAGCACGGATTCGTAGGAGCGGAGCTTCAGCATCTGCAGGGACGTCGAGGCCAGGATCGCCACGGTCTCCTGGGGGTCAACCATCCAGTCGATCAGGGTGAGCAGGCCCATATCATTACTATTGTGGGTAACGATAAAATCGTTTGTAAGGTACAGCCCGCGGGGATGGTCTAGTGTAATGCACTTCATGGGCGCAGACGCGCCTGTTTTTTCCACGCCGACTATGTATCTCCTATTGGCGCCCCGCCTCCCCGAGCGCAGCCGTACCGCTTTCCGCGCACACTTGAAGAGCCCGGCCGTATCCTTCAGCGAAATGCGGACCGCGTAGCTATCCTTGCAGGGAACATACTCGCCAGTAGTTTTTTTATATCCTGCTTTTGTCCGTGTAACAGTCGCCATGCCCCCTAAAGATTGCACAAGAAACTGAACATCTGCGGCCAGCTGCCCGGACGCCGAATCAAAGTGCACGGCTCCGGAGGCACCGACGCCGCCGTCCGTGTCCAGAAGGCCCGACAAGACTTCGCGCCGCACCCGCTCGGAATTATACAGATATGCTTTTGGGACAAATTTGGTGTCGGACACTGTTCCCCAAAGTCCATAGTGGCGAAGCGCGCTTATGTATTTGTTACTCCCGCGAGATGCGTCGGTATCCGCGGCGGATAACCCGAAATCTTTTCCGTTGCGTCGGGACTTCAAGACATAGCCGGGTTCGAGCCGCGCCTTTACCTCGGCCAATATGTCCGAGTCTACACAGGTAAAAGTCAGCCCGCTCTGCCGAAGACCGCCAAGGGAGCCGTCCCCGAGTAAGCACCCCAGCACGTAAGGATCTATGCGCACGGGGGAAGGCTTAAAATACACAGGTTCGCACAACGGAATGCTATACATACCGCGGCCCGTTCGGCACAGGTCGGCCAGCTTGGTCGTTGTAATTACATGCGGCCGCGTCCACCCAGACGACCTACGATCTTCTACTTCCCAGAGATGGTCTGGTGCGCAAATCGTGCTGGTACCGTCATGGAAAGAAACCCGATATTCTTCCTGGACGCCTACGTCATGCGTTTTAATTACTTCTGCAGTCTTTCCATCTTGAGCAAGCACTCGGTCGCCGACCTGTATGTCCCCCATAGTCCGCGGGCCGAATGGAGTCATTACAACAGAATCCAATCTGGCCGCTTTCCCTGACGACGCACAGCCCCAAGTAATTACAAACTTCTCCGTTGTCCAGTCGTAGACGTGCTGCTCGCTCCACTCGTGGCGGACGAACTCCTTGCGGGGAACGAGCGAGTAGATGGCGCGCCAGAAGCACTCCCACGGCTCCTTCTCGGTGCAGGCGGCGTACTCCGGCTCCCGCCAGTGCTTCCACACCTTCAGGTCGATCAAGGCGTCCGGCATGTCCTCCGGCCACCTCATGCCGTACTTCTCCTTGAGCCCGACCATCATTTCAGGACGCGCTCCTTCGCGCAGGAAGCCGTATCATAAACTGCTCGCCAAATTTCGTCAGCGCGTTTGGCACAACCTCAAAAGTTCGCCAGCCGTTCTTGCCGACAATCCGGTTTCTGGTCGTTCCTGGCGTTGGGTTGATTTTCTCCCAGCCGTTCGGCTTGCGGTAGGGGTCGTAGCCTCCGCCGGAAACGTCGGCGGCCTTGCATGATTCGGTGCAATAAACGCGGCTTTCGTCGCCAAGGCGGATTTTAAGCAGCTCGGCAGTGGCGTAGAAAAAGAGCAGATGGCGGATGGCCTTGCTATCGTATTTGGCCTTCCCCGCGAAGTTTTCCTTCCAGTAGTTGGCCGAAGCCGCCATTTTCTGCTCGGATACACCAATCGGACGATAAACCACGACGCGCGCGCGTCCGCGCCGCATTTCGTCCTCCCAATCTTCCAGCGGGGTAAGTTGCCCCGGCTTGCCCATCAGCATATCCCCCACAACCCATCTGTTGCCATCGAGGATTAACTTCGCATCGTGCGAAAGTCCCGTGCCGGCTCGCAAGACTTTGAAGCCCTGCGTTCGCAAAACAATCGCCCTGCTTACCCAAGATGGCGTCATTCGGGAGATTCCCATACCGGGCAGAAGTGCGTCTCGGTTGAACAGGCGGGCCGTCATTTTGTGACAAGCAGATAAATTAGATACACCGTCCACGCCAGCCATCCCCCTTGGCGTAAAAGCTCTGCAACGATGGGGTCTTTCTGCGCGATTGTCGCGGCATGTGGCCGACTTGCTTCTTGGAGCATTTTAGCTCGTCGCTCGGCGCACTCGGCCTCCGTGACATTGTTCCGCTTAACCATTATGCGGACGTGTCGCAAAATAAGCTGGAGAGCCTTCCCGTGGGTAGCAGGGTTGGAGCCTTCGCCGTTTTGCAACTGCTCCTCCACTTCTTCAAGTTCGCGGTCGAGCAGTTCTTTCAATTCTTTTGTGTCGCCCATTATTTAACCCTCATGGACTCCGCCTTGTTTTTGCTCCCGACATCGCCGCGAATTTTTATTCCGGAAATGCCCGTCATGTCGTCTGTGACGCGCGGGTCTATCCGCTGGGTGATTGGCATGTATTCGGCCTCTTGGTCGTGCATCTGCGCCGCCACGCGCTCGGCAGATGGCGCATAAACCAAAACGCACCCGGTAAGTTGCCACGCTATAGCCAGCAAAATGATGGAAAAGCCAACGGTCATGCAGGCGCGAGAAATCTCCGTGTAAATCTTTTGCCGGTTTTGTTCTTGTAAGTTCATCACGGCCAAACTCCCTTCGCGACATTGCTACGGTGCCGCCCCGTTTTGTCGGTGATTACCGCCGCCCATGGCGTGCCCTTGGCCGGGTAGCCGTCCCAATTTGAATATCCGTGGTTGACGTGGTGGAGTGGGCGAGGTGCAGCCGTGCTGCGGCCCCAGTCGAACTTTCCTCCGCGCTCATAGATGCCGTCCCGGTTGTCATCGAAGAAAATCGCCCAGATATGCGTGACGTTGTCGGCCTGGATGGGCCACACGGTCAGGCCGACGCCCGTGTAGGTGAGCGTTGTCCCCCTCACATTGACGTTGCTAATCGTCACGCGGTAGTCCCGCTGCGCCCCCGCGAAGTTCTCCCCGCCCCGGTTCCACCGGAGGTTTCCGAACGGCACAGCATCGTCGTTCTGCGGCTGTTCTGGCTGTTCTGGCTGTTCTGGCTGTTCTGGCTGTTCTGGCTGTTCTGGCTTTTCGATTTCGGGCTGAACGTACTTGTCCCAAAAATCATGAATCGTGGCGCATCCCGAAAGGGCGAGGATGGTTCCGAGTGCGAAGATTTGAGCGTATTTCATTATTCCACCTCCACCCAGCCGTAAACGCCGGGTTCCCATGAGTTATTGTCCACTGTGCTCTCCCACGTCTTCCCGACGTGCGTTACAAGGTCTCCGAGCGAGTAGGTGTCTTGTGCCCCTGTCGGCTGCACCCACTCGGCAATCAGGCCGGGCGGGATGATCTTGGCAAAGAGCGCCGGCACGTCCGGCGGTGCCCAGTCTGACTGGCTCGTATGGGCCTGCACGACCTTGTACAAAGAGCCCTCATGCCTCACAATCTCATCGACCGCGTACGAGACTCCTGCGGCCCACGCGGGCCACAGATCGACAATCTGACCGAGGTCTTCCTCCGCCAAGTCCCCGGACAGCACGGTTTGCTTGATCGCCAGCCGCGCGGCGGCGGCGGTCGCCTTCGACTCGGCGATGCCCCCAAGCTGCGAAAGAATCTGGTCTTTCTGCTCGGCCCAAGGCTTCTGCGGCGACGCGGAGTTGGTGCTGGCCAAGACGGACAAGCTCCCCTCGATCACAACGATCCGCGCGGTGCCGACCGGCTCTCCGTCGCTATTGAGCATGGGCACGAAGACCTCTGGCGCTGGGCCACGAAGTGCCTCGGCTTCGGCCTCAACATCGTAATACTTTACGCCTTCGTACAGACAATAGGTTCCGGTTTCATCCGTGATCGACTCAGCTCCGTTCAGCCGCGCAACGCGGCTCTCGTAGGCAAACGGATCGGGGTCCCGCACCCATACGTTGCGTCCGTCGCGGACCAGCAGGAAATCTACGG